GATGTAGGACGTTTTGATTGTACAACAGAGGTTTGTGTATTTAAAGTAACTCCGCAAGCCCAAGGCGCGGCAATGAAAAGTTTAGTTAATATCTATACTCTAATTGCAGAGCGTTTTGAGGAACAATCAGTAGCTTTAAAGAAATTATATTATAAATATAAGGCTAGAGTTATTGCTATTGATGGTAATGGCGTAGGTGCAGGCTTGGTAGATGCTATGACAATGACTACCTTAGACCCTGAAACTGGAGATACTTATCCGGACTTTGGAGTTATGAATGATGAAGAAGGTCGTTATAAGAAGTATAGGACTCCAGAGACAGAAATGGATGCTTTGTACATTATTAAAGCAAATGCGCCTATTAATACAGAAGCTTATGCTTACGCAAAGGCGCAAATGTCTAGTGGTAAGGTCAAATTTTTAATAGACCAACAAACCGCAAAAGCAAACTTAATGTCTACAAAAGTAGGTCAAAATATGGAACCTGACCAACGCAATGATTATTTAACACCTTTTACTAATACTAACATTTTAAAAGAACAGATGATGAATCTTGTAGAGGAAAATGAAGGCATTAACATTATTCTTAAGCAGTCATCGCATAGTATTAAGAAGGATAAATTTTCAGCATTTATCTACGGCTTATACTTTATTAAGCAAGAGGAAGATAGAAAGAAAAAGAGAAAGAGTCATAATATATCAGATATGATGTTTTTCTCACAAAACTAGGACAAAAATAAAAAATAGGTTAGGGATTTTTTTGAAGTATAGATGTAATATAAAAGGAGGCAGTACATGAGAGCTTCAAGAGGAGAAATTAAGATTGAAGAAATTTTGGCGGAAGCCGGGTTAAACTTTCAAGAAGAATATAGTTTCCCAGACCTCGTTAGTACGAATGGACGTGCCTTGCGGTTTGATTTTGTTGTCTTTGATGACAACGGTGACATAGACTTTTTGATAGAGTTCCAAGGTATTCAGCATTATGAAGCTAAGAGTAAATTTGGCGGATATTCTGGTTTGCGGAAACAGCAGTATAATGATATGCGAAAACGAGAATATTGTCAGAAACATGGTCTTACTTTAATAGCTATTCCATATTGGGATGAAGCGCGAATAGACTATGATTACATTATGCGCGCGGCTGGGTATTAGCGGAATAAGCGGGCTCCCGCGCGTAATTTTAATAAAAGTTGACAGAATGAAAATTTTATGTTACAATATCATTAGAAAGGTAAGGTATGTATCTTGATTAATAGAAAAGCAGAAATTAAACAAAAAGGTTTTGAGATGCCTCTTGCATCTGAACCGGATATATATCCACTTTCTCATGATGCTATTGATTTTTCTAAGATTAAAGTTGGGTTAAAAACTTTAGATGATGCGATAGTTGATGTAGGAGTATATAAGAAAATTAATCCAAAGCTAGGAGATAAGCAAGAAGTTTTAAGAGCTATTAATAATGGTGATATAGTTGCCATGAGAGAGATTTCTAATTTCTTCTTTAAAACTAGCGGTATTTATTCGCGCTTATGTAGATATATGGCAAATTTATATCGCTACGATTGGATGGTTACTCCATATATTAATTCTGATACATTAAAACAAGAAAAGATTTTAGATAGCTTTAATAAAGTTTTATTATTTTTAGATAATTTTGAAGTACAGCGGTTCTGTGGAGAAGTGGCTTTAAAAGTAATTCGCTATGGATGCTATTATGGTTATGCTATTCAGCAGAATGATAGAGTTGTAGTTCAAGAATTGCCGCCAAATTATTGTCGTTCAAGATTTAGCGTAGGTAATAAACCCGCGGTTGAATTTAATATGAAATTTTTTGATGAAATGTATAGAGATACAACTCAAAAGATGAAAATATTAAATTTATTTCCATCTGAATTTAAAAAGGGCTATATTCTTTATAAGGAGGGTAAATTACCGCCTGATTTTAGTGGAGATACTTCTGGTTGGTATCTATTAGATATAAATTGTGCGATTAAGTTTAATTTGAATGGGGAGGATTTTCCTGCTTTTATATCAGTTATTCCGGCTATTATAGATTTAGATGCCGCGCAAGCGCTTGATAGAAAGAAAATGCAACAACAATTATTAAAGATTATTATTCAAAAAATGCCATTGGATAAAAATGGTGATTTAGTATTTGATGTTGATGAAGCGCAAGCACTTCATAATAATGCAGTTAGGATGCTTGGTAAGGCAATAGGCATTGATGTATTAACTACTTTTGCTGATGTTGACGTCGCGGATATGGCAGATAATTCTACTACAACTACGACAGATGAGTTAGAAAAAGTAGAGAGAACAGTTTATAACGAAGCTGGTGTATCTCAAATGCAATTTAATACTGATGGTAATATAGCATTAGAGAAATCTATTCTTAATGATGAAGCGGCAATGTATAATTTAATATTGCAGTTTGAGAGATTTTTAAATGATATATTAGCGCCTTATAATAAAAGTCCTAAGAAAATGTATTTTAAGGTTCAAATTTTACAAACTACTATTTATAATTATAAAGAAATGGCAAAACTTTATAAAGAACAAACTCAACTTGGATATTCAAAAATGTTGCCGCAAATTGCTTTAGGTCAATCTCAAAGTTCTATATTAGCAAATGCGCATTTTGAGAATGATGTGCTTGACTTAGTAAATGTATTTATTCCGCCTATGAGCAGTAATACAATGAACTCAGAAGCACTATTGAATAGAAACAAGACTAATTCTGATAGTGATGGGCAGGTAGGTAGAAAAGAAAAAGCGGATGATGAAAAATCAGAAAAGACAATACAGAATAAAGAGTCAATGAGTTAAGGAGGATATTAAGAATGGCTAGAATGAGTGTTGCGACTATTGATAAGCCAGAGTTTATAAATTTACAGCCTCTTGATATTAACCCTTTAATGTCATCTTGTGAAATTAAAGTATTGTATACAGGTAAAAATCGTAATGGTAGTTATATTACAAGAGAAGTAGCTACTGAAATGTCTAAGACATTACGAGGAGCGCCTATTGTTGGTTGGTATCGTGAGGAAAAAGAAGATTTTGGAGACCATGGAGAAAGAGTAATTTTTGATGGTGATGGAATCAAATTTGAATGTATGACTAGACCATACGGTTTTGTGTCTCCTGATGCGAAGGTATGGTTTCAGAATTTTGAAGATACAGATGATTTTGGAAATAAAGTAACTAGAGAGTATCTTATGACAACTGGTTATTTGTGGACTGGTCAATATGAAGAGGCTAGAAAAGCTGTTGAAGAAGGCAGGCCACATTCTATGGAACTGGATAATGATTCTTTACAGGGAAAATGGTCAGAAGATATTAATTCTGGTATGGAATTTTTTATAATAAATGACGCAATTTTTTCAAAGCTATGTATTTTAGGGAATGATGTTGAGCCTTGTTTTGAAGGGTCAAATGTTTCCGTACCTAATATTAGTAAGACTTTTACTAAAATGGATGATGAATTTAAAAATACTTTATTTAGTATGATGCAAGAATTACAGTTTGCATTAAAAGGAGGAACACAGATGGAAAACAATGATGTTCAGACTACTCCAGTAGAGAGTGCTGCACAGGAACCTGTAACAGACTTTACTGCGGAAGAGGGCAAAATTGAACAAACTTCTTCAAATGAAAATCAAAATTTCACGGAAGAAGGCTCTAATTCTGACGAAGCCTCTACAGAGTTCGCAAAGAAAAATGATTCTGAGGGTTCCGAAGATAATAAAGATGACAAACAAGAAGATGATGTTGAAGACAAAGAGGATAATAAAGAAGAAGATGAAGATAAAGAAAAGAAATATTCTTTATTAGCTGAAAAATATTCTGCATTAGAGCAGAAATATAGTGACCTCGAAGCTAATTATCAGTCTCTTGTTGAATTTAAAAATCAAGTAGAAGATGAAAAGAAAGATGCTTTAATTAATCAATTTTACATGCTTTCTGATGAAGATAAGAAAGATGTTATTGAGAATAAGTCTAAATATTCTTTAGATGATATTGAAGCAAAATTGTCTATTATTTGTGTTAGAAAAAAGGTCAATTTTGATTTAGATGACTCTTCTAAAAATGATAATAAAATAGATGATAAACCTGTAACAACATTTAATTTAGATGATAACGCAGGTGAGAGTATTCCTGCATGGCTTTCCGCTATTAGGAATACACATGATAGTAAAAATAATTAAGGAGGACATATAGATGGCTACGATTGGTAGAACAGGGTTCGGGCAAGTAGAGCCTAACCACCTTTCCGCACAAAAGACAGGTCAGATTTATGCACAGTTACCTGCGGAAGATTCTATTGAAATTCTTGAGAATGGTCAGTTCGTTAAGTATGATTACAAGACTGGTAAAATTGATTTTACTGGTGAAGGCGAATGGATGTTAGTTCTCAATGAAGTTAAGTTATATGATGATAGATGGCGTGAATCTTATAAAGATTTTGCTATGATTAAGAGTAATTATACTCCCGGTTCTAGTATTTCACATGAAGGTATTGGACCTTTTGAGGGTCAAATGGTTCCTCGTGTAATGAAGACTAATGTTGGTGATATTTATACTACCAACTGCATTGGTGGAGCTAATACAAGCGGTACCGCAGTATATGCAGGTATTGATGTTAATGTTGGTGATACACTCGCTCCTGATGCGGCAACTGGTTATTTAGTAGTTAGTGCTGCTACAACAGGTATGTTATGGCAAGTTGTAAAGGTTTACACAATGCCTGATGGTCAGCCTGCTGTTAAGCTTATGAGAATACAATAAGGAGGATAATTAGAAATGGCTTTAGATATGAAGAATTTATCAATTCTGATGAAGACCGTTGCTCATGCAAATCCTTCTTCTCAGACTAAGTTTTCTTATAATGGTGTTGATACTCAATTCAGTTATTCTGATTTGAATGACACTTTAAGAAATGAATTAAAAGAGATTGCTGGTACTTACCAGTTATATCGTGCAAATAGAGACACACTCTTCACATTAATGGAAGAGACTATTGAAGATGTACTTCCTCAAAAAGTTATTGAGCAATATGGTCAGTTTGCGGAAATCAAGACTTTTGCACAGGGAGATAAACCAATCTTCACACAGAAAATTACAGAGGCTTCTAAGAGACGTGCGCTTCAGTTTGTAACTAAAGTTGGTCTCGCTGGTCGTTATGAAGTATTCAAGCTTGATGGTAAGAGTTATGAAGTTCCTACTAGCGCTTTTGGTGCAGCTGCGCAGATTAGTATTGAGGAGTTCCTTGATGGTCGCGTAGATTTTGCTGATTTACTTGATATTATTATGATGGGTCTTGATAGAGCTATCTATATTGAGATTGAGAGAGCATTAAAGGCAGGCGTTTCTCAGCTTCCTACAGCTAATCAAGCTACTGAAACTGATTTCGTTGAAAAGACTATGGATAGATTGATTTCTATTGCTGATTCTTATGGACGTGCTACAATTTATTGTACATACGAGTTTGCGGCAACTATGGTTCCTGAAAGCGGATGGCGTTCGGATGCAATGAAAGACCAGAGATGGAACAATGGTTACCTTGCTAATTACAAGGGACATAATGTTATCGTTCTTCCTCAATCTTATGAAGATGAAACTAACGCAGTAAAAGTTATTGACCCTGCATATGCTTGGATTATTCCTACTGGTGCAGAGAAACCTGTTAAGGTTGCTTTTGAGGGCGGTACTCAAATGCGTGAAGTTGAGAACGAAGACTGGTCTAAGGAAGTTGAAGTATACAAGAAAGTCGGCGTAGCCGCTATTATGACAAATAATATTTGCGTATACAAGAATACAAGTCTTACAGTTTAGTATAAAGTGAATAGGGGAGAATAATATTCTCCCCTTATATTACTTTAAGGAAATAAAAGGAGATAATTGAATATGTTAAATGATGATACGTTAATTAAAGTTACCAATAGAAATCGTGGTTACACAGGATATACAATTCCGGAAATGAATAATTTGCGTAGAGAGTTTGCTCCTTCAGAGAGTAAGAAGATTCCATATGCAGAATTAAGACAATTATCTTGGATTCCGGGTGGATTAGAGTTAATTAATTCTTGTTTAGTGTTGGATAATACTGAAGCAGTTCAAGAGATTTTAGGTCAGGTAGAACCGGAATATTATTATTCTGCGGAAGATGTCAAGAAACTTTTAATTCATGGCTCACTTGCACAATTACAAGATTGTATGGATTTTGCTCCTCAAGGAGTATTAGATTTAATTAAACAATATTCTGTGGAATTGGAAATTAATGATGTTCGTAAGAGAGAAGCTATTTTAAATAAGCTTGGTTTTGATGTTACAACAGCTATTATGACAAATAAGATTAAGGAAGAAGCGGAAGCTGCTCCTGAAGAACATAAAGCTAGACGTAGTACTCCTATTACTGAGACTGAAACAACATCAACTGAGTCTGATGCTCCAGTAAGACGAGCTACCGCGCCGAAATATAAGGTAACTGCTATTACAAAATAAGCGGGAGGTGTAATATGAACACTTCTTTTAATGAAGTATATGATGCCTTTTTATCCCGAATAACAGATGACATGTATTGCGAGTTAACTGAACTTGATACTTTTAGGATGCTACAAGAATTACTTGTTTTAGCCATTCCTAAATTTGAATTTCCGCGTGTTGATTTAACTGATTATGAATTGCAAGATATAGTTGAAGAAAGCTATTATATTGGAGTTGAAAGTGATGATTTGGTTGTTACAGCTCTTGTTTACGGCGGTGGTAATTTTAATGCAACGTTAAATCAAGAGGAAATTAATATATTAGCTATTTATATGATAGTAGAGTGGATAAGTCAACAGTTAGCTAGTGTGGAAAATACCAGAATGAAATATTCTGGTTCGGATTGAGAAGTCCTTTTCTTCCATAAGAAGAACAAAATTTTAGGAAAAACTGGAACCCTGAGATGGGAA